GGCAGATAGATAGATATCAAAAAATGTTAGATGAAGGAATTACGAAGTATGGCACAGTACGGAGTACTAAATATGATGATATTGCTCCACCTACGGGAGATGAAGTACGTTATGGTGATGATGATAAATGGGTTGATATTGAATTGGCCAGAGTATGGAATGAAATGAAAGGTGAAGAAGTAATCATGACAAATAAAATTTCAATGGTTAGAAAGTTTGAAGAGTGTAGGAAAGCATTAATAGAAAAGAATGGTGGAAAAGAATTCACTAATGCAGAGTATCAAGAAGAAACTCCGAGATATTGGAAATGGAAATTTGAACAAATAGTATTACGACAAGTAAAAGCACACGCTACAGGAATTTCATCGGGTACTTGGGAAAATATTGAATTTTTAGAAGCCCAGCCTGTTATAAATCCAGATTTTCAAGTAAAAATGTTGAATGATGATGGACTATTTGATTTAAAACGGATAGAATTAGAGCAGGAAGTATCAAAACAATTAAGAGCACCGGCAATTAAAAAATTATTAGAAGATATAGAAAGAGATAAAGCTAATTCTGAAACCCCACAGTTAGAGTCGAAATAAATCATGTCAAAATTGATTGTTGAATATTATTTAACTGGATCTCGCACACCTACTTATATTTTGACTGGTGGAATGTATTATAGTCAAAGTGTAGAGTACGGTGAAACTTATATTGGTATAACAACTGGTAGTATATCAGAATCAGAATTGCCAACGGGTGTCAATGTTTTAACGAGAAATCAGTTTTTGTCTAGATCTATAGAAGTAGAATATGCAATAGCAGATGAAGATGAATGGATAACTGGAGATGATCCCTATGTAGAACCAATTCTTAGTACTGGTGAAATGATAACTCTAGCAATTGAACAATCAGCATCTTGGGCCGCATTATAATTTAACTTTGGGAAAATAGTTTAATAGTTATAGTTATGAAAAACAAAGGTCTATTCGACCACATCACTCACATTACACAAAAACAGACCAAAGGTTATTGGGATTCTCTAAACGAAACAGAGAAGAAGCAGTGGTCTAATTATATGATACATAGATTTCTATCTATGAAGATGGAATATGTTGATGTAGTAAATGAAATTCAGAGATACAATCTTAAACCAAAAGATTTATATAAATTATACACCAATGTTCTTCCAAAGAAGAAAGAGTGGTTACGATATGTTAAAGGAAAAAAGACAATGAAATATGAAAAATGGGTAGTAGAAATAATTGCAAAACACTACGAATCAAGTCTATCAGAGTCCAGAGAATACTTGGATGTATTCTATTCAACTGAACAAAATAAGGCAAATCTTAAAACGATACTTCAGAGTTATGGAGTAGATCCAAAGGAAATTAGAAAACTGAATTTACCGTGATTTATTCATCGAATGAATGGGATACATTAAGAGAAGTATTTGTAGGTAATATAGAAAATCCAAATAATCCAATGAAAGGTAAAGACCTTCATTGTATTAATTATGCTGACAAGGATAATATTGATTATGTTAAAGAGGGTTATTATCCTAAACAAGTTATAGAAGAAACTAAAGAAGATTTAGAAGAATTAGTTTCTACACTTAAATCATTTAGAGTATCAGTTAAAAGACCAACGACACAAGATAATTCTAAACCATTTCTATCAAACGGGGAGTGGATGTCAGACGGATATTACAATTATTGTCCAAGAGATAGTGTAGTTGTTATTGGTGATACTATAATTGAATCACCTATGGCTTTAAGGTCAAGGTACTTTGAAACATTCTCTTTTCGTGATGAATTTATTGACTATATGAAGAAAGGTACAAGATGGGTATCTGCACCAAAACCAATGTTACGAGACGAATTATACGATAGGAGTGATTTATCTCAATTAACATTAAAAGAAATAGAACCCATATTTGATGCAGCTAATATTTTAAGATGTAATAATGATATTTTATACTTGGTTTCAAACACAGGTAATAAGTTAGGGTCCCAATGGTTACAGAATTTTCTTGGAAATAAGTATAGAGTTCATATATTAGAAAATATGTATTCGTATTCTCATTTAGATTCTACAATGGCGTTATTGAGAGAAGGGTTGTGTTTATTAAATCCAGATAGAGTTAATGAAGATAATATGCCAGAGTTATTAAAATCTTGGGATAAGATTTGGTGTCCAGAGATGGTAGACATTGGATATTATGGAGATTATAATCATGCATCAGTTTGGGTTGGTATAAATTTATTATCTTTAAATGAGAATTTAGTAATTTGTGATGAAAATCAGACGGAGTTACATAAAGAATTGTATAAACATAATATAGAAGTTATTCCAATGAAACTTAGACATTCGAGAACACTTGGTGGTAGTTTTCATTGTGTTACTTTGGATATTTGTAGAGGGGAATAATGTCTTATCTAAAAATAAGTAACATTGACTGGTCAATTGAAGATACTGGATTTGGAGATAGAATGAGGTCATGGACAAATGCTTATATTCTAAATAAATTAAATAATTTTAAATTTACTATTTTGGTAGATGGGCATAGGTGGAGAGAAACAAGATATCTTGATTTTCCATATACCAAAACAGAAAATCATGATTTTGATGAAGAAATAACTTCTGGAGTGGATTATGAGGTAGGAATTATTGGACAGATAAAATTAAAAGATAAGAGTTTTGAGAATAGGATAAAAAAATTAGTTGAAGATAGAGTAGGAATTCACATACGACATTGGCCAAATGTTGATTTTGATCCAAGACCAGATAAAGTAGAACGATTTAATTATACTGATAAGATGAAATTGGTGAGAGAAATATTGGATAGATATCCTAATTCTAAATTTTATATTAGTTCAAATGTTACTTATGATAAACCTGCTATGGGTCCATGTTTACCAGAGTTTAGAAAAGAATCACATTGGATATCTCAAGTATATAAAGATTATGATGTTGTAGATTATAGAAATATTTTAGAGTTGGGGGATATATTACCTAATGTGGTTCAAGATACTAATAATCCTATGTGGTCAAAGGTGTTAGATGATGAAGGTTTTTGTATTAATACAATTAGATATGATAAGAAAGAACATAAGATTGGTTTAAATGAGATAGAAGAAATGGTAATTTTGAGAAACATCATAGATGTGTTTGGATTAATATATAGTAAAGAATTTATATCTTCAAGTAAAACAGGTCCACATTCATCTTGGAGTGAATTTGTTGAAATTTATAGAAAAAAGTTATGACAAGAGTAAATTATGAAACTCTCGGTAAGTTCGTTGATATAGATGAAAAGGACTTGGAGTTTGAAAGGGTTACAAATTCAATAGATGTAGTAGATAGAGAATATGGTGTAGAGGTCATATTTGATTACTACAGGCGTCATGGATTCCCCCACTACACAATTCGTGAAGATGAAAAACACGAACATATGAGGAAACTCAAAAAGTTTGATGTTGATACGATTTATCAAGACAATCAGATAGTTCAGACTATGCATTGTCTGAGATTAGCTTGGTCATACTTTCCATTCTTTTGGGAAATCCGATGTGGACACGCCAAGAAAAGTCCGATGGAAGTATTTCACGATGATGATTTGTTCAAATCCACCATTCGTAAGTGTTGGAATTGGGAACAGAAACATTATAAAGGTGAGGATCCAGAAGGAGAACGGAATGTGTTTCACGAGAATAGACTTAGACAATCCATTAAGATTTATACGGGTACTCAATCAGTATCCAACTTCCGTCCTACAGCAGCCAAACTTATCTATGAGAAGTATGGTGGTGATGGAGTAGTATGGGATATGAGTTGTGGTTGGGGTGGAAGGTTATTAGGGTTTCTTGCGGCATCTAATACCAAACACTATATTGGAACTGAACCATCTACGAGAACTTATAAGGGTTTATTGCAGATGAGCAAGGAATTTGATTATATAAACAAAAAAGTTGATATATATAAACAAGGTAGTGAAGATTCCGTTTTTGGTGAATCACTCGATTTATGTTTTACTTCACCACCTTATTTCGATACGGAAAAGTATTCCGATGAGCCCACACAAAGTTATATAAAGTATCCTACTCAAGATGAGTGGGTAAATGGTTTTTTAAGAAAGACAATAGAGAATTGTTATTACGGATTAAAAGAAGGCGGTTATATGTTATACAATATCGCAAATACACCCAAGTATAAATTTATAGAAGAACAAACAGTAAAGATTTCAAAAGAGTTGGGTTTTGCCCAAGAAGATACATTACAATTAACATTATCAAGTGTGATGGGAGCAGGTTATAAATATGAGCCAATATTTGTTTTTAAAAAGTGATTATTTCTTGAAAAGTAAATATTAACTTAATATTTATGATTGTAGTATTCCACATAATATTGTTAACATTTAGTTTGAAAAGGTACTTTTTTAATGAGTAAAAAGTTTTTATTGTCTGATAATTTTATAAATAAGTACAAAAGAAAAAGGCCACCATTTGGTTTTAATGGTTTAGGTGAATTAGTTTATATGAGAACCTATTCTCGTATTAAAGAAAATGGAAAAAATGAACGTTGGTGGGAAACAATTCGTAGAGTTGTAGAAGGTACTTATACAATGCAAAAAAGTTGGATAGAATCACATCAACTTGGTTGGAATGCTTGGCAAGCTCAAAGATCAGCTCAAGAAATGTATGATAGAATATTTAATATGAAATTCCTACCACCTGGCCGAGGTCTTTGGGCTATGGGAACACCAATCACTGAAGAAAAGAATTTATATGCAGCACTTAATAATTGTGCATTTGTTTCTACATCAACAATTAAAGATGATTATGCAAAACCATTTACGTTTTTGATGGACGCTTCAATGTTGGGTGTCGGTGTTGGATTTGATACAAAAGGGGCTGGTGAAATTATTGTTAAGGGACCTAATTCAGATAGAAAAAGTGAGCAATTTGAAATACCTGATTCAAGAGAAGGATGGGTAGAATCAGTTAAGTTACTTTTAGAGTCATATTTTCATGGAACAAGTGTTGTTTATTTTGATTATGATATGATTAGGGATGAAGGAGAACCAATTAAAGGATTTGGTGGAGTATCAAGTGGCTATGAACCATTACGAGAAATTCATCAAGAGATTCGTAAAGTATTAGACAAGAACGTAGATGAACCAATTTCAGTTACTTCAATAGTTGATATTATGAATCTTATAGGAAAATGTGTTGTGGCAGGTAATGTAAGGAGAACAGCAGAAATAGTATTTGGTGATCCATATGATGATGAATATTTAGATTTAAAAAATTATGAAGTTAATCCTCATAGAGAAACTTATGGATGGACTTCTAATAATTCTTTGTTTGCGGAACTTGGTATGGATTATACTGAAGTGTGTAAGAGAATTGTGGATAATGGTGAACCTGGATTTGCTTGGTTAGAAAATATGAGAGGTTATGGCAGATTAAAAAATGGTAGGGATAATAAAGACCACAGAGCAATGGGTGGAAACCCTTGTCTTGAACAAACACTTGAATCATATGAGTTATGTTGTCTCGTTGAAACTTTTCCAAATAATCACGAATCATTAGAGGACTATAAAAGGACACTCAAGTATGCTTATTTGTATGCCAAAACCGTAACACTTGGAAAAACACATTGGCCAGATACCAATAGAGTTATGTTAAGAAACAGACGGATTGGTTGTAGTGTAAGTGGTGTAGCACAATTTATTACAAAACATGGAATGGAAGAATTAAGAAAATGGTTAGAAAAGGGATATAAGACTATTCAAAGTTGGGATTGTATTTATTCAGATTGGTTCGCCATACCAAAATCAATTAAAACCACAAGTGTTAAACCAAGTGGTACGGTTTCACTCTTAGTAGGAGCAACTCCTGGAATGCACTATCCAGAGTCAAGATTCTACATAAGACGAATGAGGTTATCAAAACATTCAAATTTAATAGAACCATTAAAGAAAGCGGGTTATAAAGTAGAACCTGCATTTGGTTCAGAAGATTCTACGTTGGTGGTAGAGGTGCCGGTTGACGCAGGAGAGGGTATTAGAACAGCGGCTGAACTTTCGATTTGGGAACAATTCAGTTTAGCCGCGTTCTTACAACGACATTGGGCAGATAACCAAGTTAGTTGCACCGCTACGTTTGACCCTGAAACTGAGTCAACTGAACTACCACACGTTTTAAATTATTTTCAATACAGATTAAAAGGTATTTCATTATTACCTAGAAAAAATGGTGGAGCATATAAACAAATGCCATACGAAGCTATAGATGAAAAACAGTATTGGTTTGAGGTTGATAGATTAAAGAAGTTAAGTTTTACTGGCGTCTCAGGAGAAGCAGCAGAAATAGATATTTTTTGCATCAATGATGTTTGTGAAATTCCAATGGAATAGATACAT